AACCATCTGTAGGATCAACTACAAGGCCTTTAAGAGCTGATAACTTAAGGAACTCTTTAGTTTGGTCAGCTTCAATTTTAGTGTCGTCAATCTTAGCCGCGATAGCACGCGCAACAGATGCTTGCAAGTTTGGATCATCCCACTCACGATACTGTGCAACATCTTCAGTTGTTAAAGCATCTTCTTTGTGAATGTAAGGGATAGTCAATGCAAAGGTTTCTTTAGGATCAAAGCCACCTGTAACAGTACCACGTGAACGACGATCACTTAATGGTAAGATTGAGTATGTTTTTGTATCACGTGTGAATGTGATGCTAGAGGCAGCTGAGCCACGCTCTTCAAACAAACCCATCTTGTTTACCAAACCTGAAAGTACAGGTAGGTTTGTAATTTTTTTAGTCCAGTCAGTGAGTTTGCGACTGTTCTGTAAATCAGTTACTAACAATTATATTCTCCTAGTTATTAAACAGTAACGAACGATTTCATGCCTTTCACAGCTAGAGCTGCTTGGACAATTAACTTATTAGCGGCTGATACAGCATCTTGATACTGAAGACCACCAATCTTAACACCTGCAACACCGCCTGCTGGCATCTGCAATAGTGTTAATGTACGATCACCAGTTACGCCGTCATAAACTGCGTCATCAATGATAACTGCTACGTTTGTGTCCAGTAATGCAACACCACCGTTCAGTACTGCTACATACTTTGTTGTATCCCACTCAACAACAGTTCCAATCTCCATACCTGCTGTAACTGTAACTGTATCGTTGACTCGGCAATGTCCGTACTCTTTGAACTGCTCATAGAGAACAACATCGGAGATTTCTGGTTTACTTGTTAAGATAGAAGGCATTATTTAGCTCCTTCGTGTTTTGCGTTTAGAATTTTATCTACTTCCTTATCAATGTCACTTAATTCTGCTAAGTCTTCACCAACTCCTACTGAAGTTAGTTCAAACATATCCTTGTTATCTGCTTTGTCTTTAGCTTCTGCTTCAGCTTTTGTAGCTGCTGTTTGTGCTGAGTTAAAAGAAGTCATAAGAACTTCCCGACTATCTTCGTCTACACTTGATAGTACTTTAGCCATTGCATCTGAATCTTCCACAAAAGAGAACTCACTAAGTGTAGCTACCAATTTATTGTGCTTAGCTACAGCTTGATCTTCTGCTAATTTAGTAAGGACTCCACTCAGCTTTTCATTCTGATCACTAAGTGTTGTGTTGTTTGCTGCAAGCTTTGTGTTTGTTGCTTCCAGAACTTCTAATTTAGCACTCAGTTCTTTCAGCATGTCATTTTGATCTGACAAGTTTTCACTCTCCTTTGAGGTGGTTGGTTTTGGTACTTCTAATAATGATGAAACATATGAAAGGAATTCCTCTCTCTCCATCACTTTATCTATGAGGCCTAACTCTAATGCTTTGTCAGCACTAAAAGATCTAGCTCCTAATTTCTTAACATCAGCTTCAGACATATCTCTGAAACTAGCTACATGTCCATCAAACTCTTTGCCAAGAGCATCTACATCAGCTTGTATTTCTGCAAGCTTTTCTTTCTTAATATTGCCTGTTTCTGTGAAAGGTCTTTTCTCACTTCCATAAGTAATAAATATCCTCTCTTTACCCTCTGCCAATTCTTTTGGTAAGTCATTCTTCAGTGTCACTACAACACCAATGCTACCAATACTTGACATAGGGTTTGAGATAACTTCATGAGCTACTGCAGCTAGTGCATAGCCTGCTGAGGCTGCCTGACCATCTACATAAGCTATTAAAGTCTTATCATTGTCATCTGCAAGCTTTCGTATATAGCGTGCTGTCTCGAAGCACTGGTAAGCCATACCACCTTGTGTACTCAAGTCCATGACCCAAGTAGTAATAGATGGATCACTCAAGAGGGAATTGAAAGTTGTTTTCATACCTCGGTAGCTAGACATGCCACTGTGAGACAATTGTTGTTTGTAAGTTAGAGCACCTTCTATTTCTAAAAGGACAGCTTTGTTAGCTGCTCTCAAGTCTTCACTGTCTACAGAACCAGCCTCAACAACTTGGCTCCTAAGTTCTGTGACTGCTATCTCTTTATGCTCTACTTCAATCTCATTGCCAAAGAAGGATAGATCTTTATTCTCCAATGCCGCAAAGACTGCGTCTGCATAATCCTCACTTACTAGTGCTGGCTTATTGTAGAGTGCTCTTACTATTGCTGTTGTACTTCTCATTTATTTTCTTTGTTTCCTTTTGATCTATCTCCACCTTTAGATGTTGAATCACCTGTACCATTCCCTAGGCCTTTCTTCATGCCATCACTGGATCTTGAGGTTGACTCTGTTTCTAGAATCTCAGGGTTAGCCTCTCCCATTGGTTGTAAACCAAATATCTTCTCTCTCAATGTGTCTTCTATGTCTGAGGTAGGTCTTACACCACCAACAGCCATGACACGCTGTACTGCAGAAGACAACTCATCTAAATCTTCTTTTTCAAGATCTCCGAAAGTAAACTGTGCAGCCTTTACTGGGTTGTAGTCCCACTTGTTTAAAGAATACGTTTGTCTTATCAGATCATGATTCAATGTTCGTTGTATATTTTCAAGAATAGATTCTATAGCCATAGCTAGTAGAGATGTCTTAGAATCAGCCAAAGCATAAGACCCTTGAGATTCTGCTCCAAGTTTTAAAACATCTGCAAAGAAACTCATTAGAAGTTTGTTAGCATGCCTTGTAACTATCTCAGAAGTTTTATACTGCTTACCACCACCTTCAATACCTTGTAGCTTAAAACTAAATAAAGGTTTACCTTGATCGTTATATGCCATAGGAAGGAATAAATAAGACTGGTCACCAGCTGTCATACTTGCTGCATATCTTTTTAGGTCTTCTAGATTTTTAGCTTGGAATGAATTCTCATCTTCCATTGCTATTCTGTAGTACTCTTGATCTATTTCAAAGACTGCTATACCACCAACATCTTTTGCAACACCAATAGCTTCAAACTCTTCTATAACTGAAATATATTTCCAAGTTAAATAGCAAGACTTCATTGGGGAATTACCTTCCGGATTATCCTTCTTAGGGTTATGCCTAAACAAGATAAACTTCTTCTTTGGTATTTCCTTTTCTTGTATCTTGCTGTTGTAAAGTATTGTGTTTTGCAGGTCTGTTGTATTTTGTTTCAGGCCTTTCAAAGAACCTGTTTTATTGTCAAAGAACCAATGCTCTATAGAATTCTGTGAGATTACTGGGAAGTGTTTCCAGCCAATGTAACCATCACCTTCAAACTCTCTATTCTCATAAACCTTTTCAAGTGAACAGAAACCATATTTAAGTATTGAGGATATCTCGTTGACATATTCAGTCCAAGGTCTGTCAAGGTTGTGGATGTTATCATTGAGCTTAGCAGCTCTGTCCTTATCTTCTTGAGAAGACTTTTCAGGAGCTTCTATCTTCCATTTAACTCTACTTATCATCATTTCAAAGACTGACAAAGCTGAAGCTAAATTAGCATCCAAACCCATTTTATTGTAAGTGTTAATACTCTCAGGAAATCTTAACTCTGTCTGAGCATCTTCTAGGATTAAACCTTGAATTGTTTTTAAAGATGGAAGTGCTTGCTGCCCAGCTAACATTTTCTTTACAGAAATAGAAAGTGATGTTGTTGGTTCTGGGTTAGTAGACATTTATATTACCTACTAAGGATTGCTTTCTTAATATTAGAGCTACCTCCTGTAAATGGAATGTTATGGATTATTGTTTGTTTAGATAAGTAGTTGAAGGTTGTGGCTGCAGCATCTGCAACATCGTCATGCCTGTTTACAGTTGATCGCTCACCTGTGAATGCTTCTAGCTCCGAATAAAAAGCTTCAAGTGTAGGCTTATTTCCAAAAGATTCTTCATCAATAAAAACTAACCCATTCTCACAAGCAGACGCAAAAGGTTGGAACTTTGTGAGTTTACCTTTTGTTATAGCTACAGGGTCTTTCTTAACAGTGAAGCCCTGTGCAATTAACTTCTTAGAACTTTCTTCATACTCTACCTTTCCCGCTGCCCCCGGATCTTGAGTTAGGACTACGGATGTTTGTGTGCCGTCTTGAGCTGCTTGGAGTGCTATAATTGTATCTCGCTCTCCAGCTCTCTTACGAAACTTACCTTTTACATCAGACCCATCATCACAAAACTTAGGGTGGAAGCTTCCTGATATATAAAAGAAGCCTTCTTTATCTTTAAACATCCTTATACTTGCTGTGTAGTCTGGTTTTTTGTTGGCTTCGCTGACAGGTGATGCCGCTTTGTCATAACCTCGCGCAGAGATAGCTCCGAGAGGTGGTTTTTTATTTTGTAGCCAACTGCGTTGGAAGTAGTTAGCATCTTGTAAAGTAACGTTCCAACACCCATCTAAAAGGGTTTCTTTTTCAAGTCTACTGTTAGAGGCTAAATCCTCTGCATAGTCTGGATTGTTGTCTAACATTTTAGGGTTATCTGACAGTTTACTAGGCACAAAAGTATATGTGCGTGGCTTTCTTTTTGGGTAGTTCTCTTCAAACCACTCTTTGTCCCAGTGAGTTATAACGTCACCGTTGTCAATGATAAAGTACCTAATCTTGCCTGACAGTTCTAGTCGTGGATAACCATCGTCATCTAGAAATGCTGAAATATAAAGTTTAACAAAGTGTGAATTATCTGGGTTCATACTAGCCCTCATAAAAGAGGGATATTTTGATTTAGACCTTAACCTTGTTCTTAAATAATTGAATTGATATTGGGAGAAATGTGTAAGTTCATCCCAGTAACAACCGGTAATTTGTGCACCTTGGAAATTCAATTGAGCAGACTGGTCTAAGTCCATGTAAGTGAATTCGAGCACAGCTCCAGAAGGAAATGTTATCTTGTGGCTCTTCTCTTGTATCTTAGCTTTACCTAGAAACTTCCCACTCTCATCTGTGATAAAAGGTATATACATAGCTTTAGCTTCAGGCCATAAAGCCCTCTCTAGTTGCTGTGTAGTCCGTCTGAAGAATACAGCGTAGAAGTCAGGGCAATCTACATATTTTAAGGCATCCATGAGGAGTGCAAAGCTCTTTCCCCCGCCAGCCGATCCACCATAGAAGATTATATTCACTTCAGTGGGTAGATTTACAAATTGCTCTTGTGCTCCCTTCTGAGGGGAAATTAGCACTTGCTCTCTAGACATTTATAAAACCCCAATCACCATAAGACTCACTACTAAACATGTAGTTAAATCTAGCAGGTTTATATTGTTGGAATAATGATTTCACATAGTCTAGGCTGAGAAAAACTCCCTTTGGTGTAATATAGTATCTGAATAACCTCCTTCCTGCTAAACCTTCTGCTGTCATCATGAGCATATTCTTTTCTTTTGGTTTTAATGACTTAAGTTTTTCATAAAAGGTAGGAACACCTAATTGCTTATGTTTTTTCTCTAAGAAGTCCCTACTTATAGAAGTTAATCTGGCAAATTCTGTGGTTGGGATCTCACCTAGCAACTCTCCATCTGCTAAATTAAACATATCCTCATAACAAGGTGGTTGATAGACAGCTGGTATACTTAATTCATACCTGTATGTCCTCACTGTAGTGAGACCAATACCAGCTAACTCTGCCAGTTCTTTATCTAGCATAACACCGAGCTTACTTTTATATTTTTCTAAAAATATCTCTTTATCTCTGAATAACTTCGAAGTTATATTGAGGCCTGAACGCCTTAGCTGTACAACTCCAGTAGTTGTCCCAAGCTCTCTAGCTAAGATGTAGTCTGGTTTAGTCCCTAAGAGACAGTTCCATTCTTCCTGCCAATATAACTTCTGGCCTCCCAGCCCACCAACTAAAATATTGTAGCCATGTGGTACTTGTGTGTTATAGGCCTTTATAGCTTTAACTTCTAACTCAGTTATGTACTCATCAGTGCCTTGGCATAAAACTTCTAAAGTGAAAGACTCTACCCCATACTTCTTTACTGCTCCAGCTAAAGCTAAACAGCCTGAGCTTGGGTTCATATGGGCTTTAAATCTCTCTTGTGGGTTTATAGCCATACCAATGTAAATTTTAGAACTCTTATTATTCACTATCTTGTATAAATACTTTATTACAATCCCCTCAGATTTATTTTTACTTCTTTAACAACTTATATTTCTAACTACTTTAAACTTCTGAACAGAAGCACCACCATCAAAATTAGGGTGTATAATGTCTGCTTGAGCTTCCCAGATTCCTAATGTATCTAAATCACCCTCTACAGTTAAATACTGAATCTTCCCATCAGTTAAATCAGTATATGCTGTAGCAGTTTTTGTTAATACTGTCCGATCTTTATCAGGCTTCTTTAAGAGAATCTTCAAGGAAGTTGCTGCGGATAAATCTACAACAACACCAGCCTGATCAATTACTGGAAGAACTACGGCAAGATTAATAAAGCCAAGTTGAACTTCTTTCAAAATTTTAATTCCTTAGTTAGTGTACTAACCAATGTAAGTTTAGTTACTAAAATACTTTCTAAAACTAATTCAAAAGGAGGCCTTCCAACAGCTATAACAAGTCGAGTTGCTCTAACTACATTGTTAGTCTGTTGGAAGCTACCTAACAGTCTAGATTCAGACTGATAATTGATAATCATTGATTATGTTAACTGCAATGTTAAGAGCGAGTCTTTAGCCCCTACAGCACTTAGTTTAAAAGCTACAGTATCAACACCATTTACATCAGCTGCAGCGTAAGCTACATGACAGAAGCCATGTGCATCTGTTACAGACAATACTCCAGTCATTGCTGCAAAAGAACCTGTGTCTAATTTTCTTAGTCCTGTTACTGCAGCACCCACAACAGGATCACCATTAGCATCTGTCATAAGGATGAGTGTGCTACCAGCAACATTCTTCTCAATAGTTCCATCTTTAATGGCTACAATATTTGCATTAATAATATCTTGTTTTGTTTCTGTAGCCCATTCATCAATATGAAGACTAATTGCATCTGTACCAGTAAGATTTATTTGTCCTGCTACGTTCTCATGTACTGCTAAGTTAGGGCCAATAACGTGTGTATTAATTACTGTACCATTATCATTAACACCATAGCCTTCATTATGAGAAATATTAGAGCCTTTATCTCCACCGATGATACGATTATTTTTAGCATTAGCACCAGTTAGACTTATGCCATCACCATTACTTCCTTGAATAGTAGCATCACTTATATTGTTATATTCTGTTGGAATTGCACCAGAACCATCAATATTAATACCATTTCCAGATGCTTGTCCTGCATTCAATAAAGAAACATAGCTTACTTGAGAATGAGAAGTATCTTTTAATTGGATAGCATGGCTACGTGAATAATCTGACCATATATGATGTATACGTGCAAAATCACCACCATCAACATTAACAGCTATACCAGTCCCTACTGTATGGGTATCTACAACAAAACCAGATATTTCTACACCATTACCCGTTATTGTTATAACATCCGAATCAGTGTCACCAATTATTCGAAAATCTCGACCTGGCCCACGTAAGAAAGTATAATTTTTACTTATTATAATTTCTTCATTTGTTATTGTAGTGCCTGTCTCTTCTCCAGGTATTGCAATAATAACATCGTGATTATTATCAATAACTAAATTATTGTGAATAGATGCAAAAGTAAGCCTTGCTGTTTCTTTAGAAAGTCCGTCATGTATATCATTCCCATTAATAGGGTCCCAATAATAAACATCACCTGTCGCTGTATATGATCCACGTTGACTTTCAATTATATATTTAATATTTGTTGTTTCTG